TCCCATCCCGCAAACTTCAATGATCGTATTGGTCAAGCGGCTTTCCGTGGTGTGGTCGCAATCAAAGACCGTGCCTGAATTTGTGAAGTACCCTTGATCCACCAATACGGTGGTGCCACGGTCCCAGGAAGCCAATCCAAAGCGGAAGATTTTTTTCACGCTGTCGATTTTCAAGCGGATGAATTGGCTGTCGATGATATCCAAGACATCAAACACCGTGCCGGAGAACTTGCTGATGTTCATATTTTCTGCTGTGATGAAGTTCCCATCCACCAAGGTGTTTTTATAGAAGCCCGCATTCAAGCCGTCCGCTTTGTTTCCGGTGGATTCCACGCGGATGTTTTTGAACGTGATGTAGCGGTTCTGTCCGGTGAACGCCAAACTGTTGGTGGCGGCAATGATGCGGAAGCGCGTGTCTTGCATGTACCCACTGGCATCAGTTCCGAGGATGTTCCATTCTTTATTCCCCAGATTGATGTTGGTGAAGCGGTACGTGCCTTTCGGGAAGAACAAGGTGTACCATCCTTTTGCTGCCATGGCGTTCACATAGGCTTGAATGCTCGCACTGTGGTCCAATACCGGATTTGCTAACAAGATGTCGGCTTTTTCGGCTTCGGTTAGGTAGTGTGTCACCGGTGTTTGGAAGACGGACAAACTTTGGTTTACCACGGTTCCGATTGTTCCCAGCTGGGCTTCCACATCGGTTTCCAATACACCGAACTGTCCTTGCAACGCGGTCAGGTCGGTCACGTTGGCTTTGTTGTCCAATAATTCTGTGGTGAGGATAGTTGCCAAGGTGCCGTTAGCCAACCAGTTTTCCAAAATCGCCACCAGGTTGGTGGGTAAGACTTCGTTTTCCAGGTTGCTTTTGAAGGTTTCCAGGCTGTCGTTCAACGTATTGACCACTTCGGCAATCGTGGTGAGGTCGCCTTGTGTGGTATTGGACAGACTGTTGAAATTGTCCACAATCTGATTCAAGAACGCAATCACGGCGGTCATTTGTTCATACAAGTCCAACGAATTGTCGAAGGCTTGTGGGACGTACTTTTGATACGTGGACGGGAAATAATTCCCTAAGATGGGATAGGTCATATAGAGTAAAACTCCTTTCAGTTTCAACTGATTTCAGTTTGTGCGCGTAAACGTGTTCTGAAAAGCAGAAACCGCTGCGTTAAGTCAAACCCACAACGGGAAGGAAAGGCATTTCCCTTTTGTGTGTTCGCCTTACCTCCGGGCTTCTGAGCGCTTTTCATCACACTCTTTTTTCTTAATACACTAACATAAACAACTCGTTCATTTCGTCAAACACCTGTTTTTCCACCCGCAGCAAACTTCTCCGGTATTCCATCAACAGTTTCGCGAACGATTGGCTGCCGACTTTGCCTTCTCGTATTTGATGGAACGTTTCCGTATCGGTCTGTTTCAAACCGCCTGTCATGTGGGTGTCGGTGGCATTCGTGCTGTTTTGGTTGGTGGTGTTTGTGACGGTTTGATCGCGGTTGCTCAGATTGTCTTCATGGTTTTCGGTGATCGAATCGGCATATTCTATTACACTTTCACCCGGATCGGTCACCAGTTGCAATCGACGTTCAGGTGTCGTTTCAGTCAGTTCTCGGTTAAAGTTCTTTTCTGCCAACGTTTCATCGGTGTTTTTTGTGCCCGTTGCGGTTGACTGATCGCTTCCGGCGGTGTTTCCGTCCATGTTGGTGGTTTGGTCCCGGTCCTTATCGGTGGTAGCCGACAAGATGGTGCGCGTGTTGGTCAACGGGTCAAACGTGAGTTTCTCACTCAAAAACAGTTGGTTGTAGTACGGCATGTTCAAGTTGAGCCAATCTTCCAGTCGCATTTTGAACAATCCGATCGTTTCAAAACCGATTTCCCGCATGTAAAAATGGGTGACAAAATGCGTTTCAAACGTTTCCCGGTAGTCTTCATCAAAGAACGGATAGTCAAAATCAAACAACTGACGGCGGCCCTTGTCAAGGATTTCTTTCCGTGGAAGGGAAGACCCATAACTGAAACTGTCGATGTAACGCCGCAATTCTATGGTGTAATCAGCCATTTGCGTTCCCTCCTTGTGTCGGATTCGCCAATTGCTGCAATTCGTCCACAACGGCTTTGCGGAGTTTCACCTTCAGGTTCAACCCGTACAGTTCATTGATCAACAGACACGCTTCTTCCCGTGATTTCAGGAAGATGTTGGAACTGGATTCAATCTGTTCGTCGTTGCTGTCCACTTCGGAAGTTACCATGCGTTCCCTTTTTTCCAGGTTCGCATTCTTGATGCCCAGGTAGGTCATGACTTCATTCCACACCGCGTTTTTTTGGGTATTCAGTTTATCCACCACATACGGGGCATCGGTTTTGAATACTTTGATGGAATCGGTGTTCACACTTTCATGCGTGATGATCACGGGCGCATTGCCTTCATATTGGTTGTAAATGTTCAACATGGACAATTTGTTGTTGTCATTGGCCGTGATCAGCACCGGGGTTTTCTGTGCGTTCTGGTTGACCTTGATGATTTCTTTCAGTTCGGACAAGTCTTCGGCGAACATGCGTAAACTCGGGAACGTGGACTTATGCAAGTCATTGTTCCAGATCACCACGCCGCTTTCGGGTGTTTTGTCCATGTCACTGTATCGGAACGTTTCAAACGTTTTCGTATACTGTGGGGCGGTGGCATGAAATTGTTTGGGTAAATGGTAATGATCCAAGGTGCCGGAAATGGTTCCCTGGACGGCCACATAGCCGATTTCCGGGTCTTTGAAAAAACCCACCCGGCCTTGTTGATGCAAAATCATTTCTAAATAACGTGGATCAATGCTGGGTGGGAGGTTCTCCCATTCAAACAACTGATACGCCAAGCTGCATAAATAGTCGAAATAATGCAGATACCAACTGTTGGCGAATTCGCCTTGCAAGTCGGCCGGGCTTTTGCGTGTGCGTTTGCGGACCAATTAGATCCCTCCGTTCATTAAATCATAATTTCCGATGTCGTCGGTGTGCCATAACGTGATGCCATTGTCAAAAATGGCTTTCAGTTCAGCCAGATCCTCGTTGTTGAGGTCAGCCAAGATTCTGCAATTCAACGTTTGCACATAGTTCCAGGACAAGCGGGTGTGAAAATTCGGTACTTTCAGTTCGTTCACTTTGTAGCCGTAAGCATGCCAGAAATCCGAGAGTTTCTTCTGGTATTCCGGTTTGATTTGTTTGAAGACAATGTTATAACCTTCATAGTTGTTCCCATAATCAAACGCGATGTTGCTCCCCATTTTGGCAATGGAAGGCGGAACGTTGGAAATGTCTTTGATCTGGGCATTGATGCTTTGCAGTTGCAGGACCGCGTTACCCGCACCTTGTACGGTGTTCACAACCCCGTTGGCAACCCCCGAAGCGGTCCCTACCGGACTAGCTAAACTACCCGCAATACCTGCAACCCCGGAAGCGGTATTCATCGCACCATTAAACGCAATCTGGTTGCGGTTGGCTTGAATACTGTTCTTGTGTCCTTGCATATAGGAAGCCAAGTAATCTGTTACAACCGGAATGTCGTGTGGTTCATTGTCAATCAAGGCATGATCCATCGCGTGGGGTTGTGTGCCTTCTTCCAATGTTCCCATACTAATGTTGTTGTAGTCTGCCAAGGCGAACATGGTTTTGTTGCTCGTGCCTAACCCGCCGCGTAAGAGGATGGTTAAGTAGTTGTTGGTGATGTCTTCCAGTCGGAATTCGTATTGATTCCCCTTGTAATCGGTCAAAATACCAACCGTATACGGGTACATCAACAATTTACTTTCCCCAACGTTTGCCAACACATCGTATTTATCCGGTAAAATTTGTTGTTTCAATGGCCAAAAACTGTTCGCTGCTTTCACATAATACAAGGTAACATTCCCCGTTTGATTATCACTCCACAACTCCCAAGAAACAGTTTGATCGACACCATTAAAGGTAATCACATCTCCGAAAACACCCCCGTTGTTGACGGCATTTTGTGTGACGGTGGCTTTGAGTCCGGTGTAGTCGGTCACATACGCAGACACAATTTGATTCACGGACTGTGGGGAACTATATAAGGAACGGAAGACTTCTTCCGGTGTGGAAATCGGCGTACTTTGATTGGCATCGTAATAAATCGGTTTCCCAGACGGGTAGAACGGCACCACATAATACGATAACGGTTGTGGGACCCCTATCTTCGATCCGATAATATCTCCGGACAAAAAATCCTCCGCGACACTTTGATGCAGCGTGGAATTCGCAATGATCACCAGGAACTTCATCCCATTAAAGGGTTGAAAATTATGGCGATACACAATGTCATACGCTTCCCCATAGTTCAACTGTTCCGGTACGGTGTTCCGGACAGGGGTACCATCACCCCACCACAACGGCGTGTGTTCCCGCAAAACAAAACTCGGTTTGAATCCGTAATCGAAGCGCCAGGTTTGCAAGACGTCCAGTTGAAAATGAACCCAAGTATTATCAACATTCTTATATTCCAATTTCGTGACAAAGGCATAAAACCACTTATTGCTGTATTCAGCATTTTGAAACATTAGGTAATTAACAGCCCGCAACTTATCTATACTAGCATCTACTGAGATGAAAGTCTTATTTTCAAAACGTTGGAATTTAGTTTGATTCATCTGATGAACAATATTCCGGTTATTAAAATAAGCATCCTGTGAAGCTTTATTGTCAAACCAACGGGTATCTTTGTAATCATTATAGAAAGGAACGCCCGACAACAGCCGGACATTCGTCCCGGATAAAGGGACTGTTGCCATGGTCTTTCCTCCATTTCATAAAAAGCGCGGTGAAAAGCGCGCGACACCTCTTATGAGGGTTTGCTTTTCACCACGCTTTGGTAGTTAGTCTTTAAGAAACAACGGTCACGATGCTTTCGCCCGTTACCAATTCCGGTAATTCAACCGTACCGATATTGACGGAAGCTTTCACAATCAGTTCGCCTGTTTGAGTTGGTGCCAGTGTCAACAAACCATCCACCACCGTTGTGCCGGATGTGACGGTGTTCCCATCTTTACCCGCAACAGCCCAAGTGACTTCGTGTTCTTCACCGTCAGTTGCGCGCACATACACATTGTATTGGTGTGTTTTGTTTTGTTTCAACGCCAAGATCGTAGGGTCCACAATCACTTGTGTCACCGCCGGAACCGTACCCGAAACAAAAGCCACGGCATTGGCGAAACGTGAAGCGGAAAGCGTCTGCCAAATGTGATAGAAGTAATTCCAGTACAAACCTTTCGGGTTGCGGATCGTTTCCATTTTTTGCAAGTTGTCGTAGACCATGAACCAAGATTCATCGACTAAGACACATTCCAAACCAGCGCTGGAGAACCCATCAATGATCGTCACATGACCTAAGAAAGTGGTGCGGTCCATGTTGAAGGCTTTCGCCAACACATCGACATCCATTTCTGCTTCCAGGTCGGCATCAATCAACAAGTGTAAGTTGTCCATTTCTGAACGGGTACGAACTGCCAAGGCATTGAAATTACGACTGCCGTTCGGTAACGTCATTTTGCGGGCAGTGGCACGAATCTTCTTCACTAAAGCAGCTGTATTCGTAGCCGTGTTTGGTACGTCCACGTTGACAACCGTGAATAAGCCTTTTGCATAGTAATTATCCACAACCAGTTTCATGTACTCGTATTCTTCCACTTCGGCAGAATTGTAGATGGCATTCAGGATGCTGGTTACGAATTGATCAAAGTGGCTCCAAGAAATAAAGGCGGTTTTCAACTGATCATCACTGATCGTCTGTTCATAGAAATCTTGACGGTTCCGTTCATGGAACAAGGTTTTCACGTTCGGAATCGCGCGTTTGAAGACCGTGCTTTCCGCATCGTCCACATCGTACTTTTGGCCTTTCGTGATATCCGTGAAGACTTCTTCGATCGTGCGGCCTTGTGGCATTTGACCTTTTTTGAATTTCTTCAAGGGGTTATGCAACGAGGCGTATTTGACGACGACTAACCCGATACGGTCAACCAAAGCGGTGACGAAATCATTTTGTAGGGTTTGGTTGCCTAAGATGGCAGCCCCGATTTCCGTTACGTTATCGACAGATGCCAAAGGAACGTAGTTGGTGAAGTTCGGAGAACTATTGGCGATTGCGTTTACGATATCATACGTCTCCGTGATACCGAGGGAAGTTTTAACGTCCCCGATGGTAATTCTACTCATAGATTAGCCCTCTTTTCTAATTCTTCTATTGTAATCGTTTCGGACATTGCTTGTTTCTTCTTGTCTTCTGGTGGTTCTCCCCCGCCGACAATGCCCGCT